TTTGAAGTAACAACTGCTCACTCAGGTACTTCAACCGACACTGATTTTGACTTTGGTATTACTGGAGGTGACTTGGATAACTTTGTTGATGGTTTCGACTTTGACGGAGCATCTGTCGGAGACTACGCTTTTAAAGCAGGACAAACTCCTGTTCTTATCGGTGGCACTTCTGACACAATCGACATTGAAATCCAAGCAATGACAGGTACAACAACAGGCGGTGTAATCCGAATGTTTGCTGTATGCATGGACGTTGATGACACAGGTGACATGACTGCTAATGAAGTAGACCGTGACACCCTTGCTTAAATAGTCTAGGTGGGGCAGGGCAACTTGCCCCACTTCATTTTAGGAATTTATAATGGCAACATTTTTAGCATTGACAAATAGTGTATTAGCAAGATTAAATGAAGTACAACTTACCGCTTCTAATTTTTCTGCGGCTAGAGGTATACAAATACAAGCTCAAAATGCTGTCAATGAGTCTATACGATATATTAATCAAAGAGAGTTTAATTATCCATTTAATCACTCAACTAAAACAGAAACACTTGCACCGGGTTCAGTTAGATATTCTATACCCACAGATGCGAAGACAGTAGACTATAATACATTTAGAATAGTAAAAGACCAAGACTTAGCTACAGCAGGTAATGCTTTAAGTATATTACAATACAATGAATATGTAGACAAGTTTATTGACCAAGAAGATGAGATAGTAACAACAACATTAGCAGAAGAGTTAGATGCTAGTGAAACAGAAATAGACCTTACAAGTTCCACAGGGTTTGACTCTGCAGGAACTATTTTTATAGAAAATGAACAAATAACATACACAGGTATTAGTACAAATACATTAACAGGTTGCACACGAGGAGCAAACAGTACAACTGCTGCAACCCATAGTAATGGTACACAGGTAGCACAGTTCGACAGTGGGGGAATACCAACACATGTAGTGCGAACACTTGATAATAATTATTTACTATACCCCTTTCCTGATAAAACATATGCATTAAAGTATGATTATTTTACATTCACCTCTGACTTATCAGCACAAAGTGATACTCCAAGTATACCCGATAGATTTTCTCCAGTAATAGTTGACGGTGCTACAGCGTTTGTTTATCAGTATAGAGGAGAGACATCTCAGTATCAGTTAAACTTTGCACGATTTGAACAAGGCATAAAGAATATGCAAAGTTTATTAGTAAACAAGTATGAGTATGTTAGGTCAACAGTTCTGGTGCATCCAACTGTAACATCAAATTATTTTGCAACGGCAACAGTTAGATAATGCCCGATTTATCACAAACAACTCCTGCGTCTTTTCCACTGCAAGGTGGACTAGTTTTAAACAAGTCTACATTTGCTATGCAACCGGGAGAAGCTCTTGAGCTACAAAACTTTGAACCAGACATAGGTGGTGGATACAGAAGAATAAATGGATTTGTAAAATACAATACAAATGTTGTTCCACAAACAAGTTTGTCAACAGAAGAAATATTACTAGCGTGTATATTTAATAATACTATTGTTGCAGCAAGAGGAGAAAAAATACACACTGCATCGGCAGGAAGTGGCTCTTGGACAGAAAGAGACAGTGGTAGAACGAGTGCAGGTAAATATACATTTGAAAAATTCAATTTTGACGGTAACGACAAGCTTATAGTTGCAGACGGAAACAACGCACCAACAGTATTTAATACATCGTTTGCAGCAACAGATGTATCATCAGGTGGAGGTGGAGAAGTTAGCACTGCTGTTACAGGAGCAAAGTTTGTAACAGTATTTAAAGACCACATGTTTTACGCAGGTATGTCAAGCACACCACAAGAAGTAGTTTTTAGTGTGCCGTTTGATGAAGACAACTTTGCAACAGGTAGTGGGGCAGGAAGTTTCAAAGTTGATGATACTATAACAGGTATTAAAGTTTTTCGTGAAAGTTTATTTGTATTTTGTCAAAATAGAATATTTAAGTTATCTGGAACATCGTCAAGCAACTTTGCTGTAGCACCTGTTACTAGAAACATTGGATGTGTAAACGGACACACAATACAAGAATTTGCAGGTGATTTAATATTCTTGGCAGCTGATGGTTTAAGAACTGTTGCAGGTACAGCAAGAATCGGTGACGTTGAACTGGGAACAATTAGTATACCTGTACAATCTTTTTTTAATGAAAATATAATGGATGCTGCTAATTTTGTTTCATTAGTTGTCCCAAACAAAACTCAGTATAGATTATTTTTTACTAAAACAGGAACTGCAGAACCATCTACAGAGGGTGTATTATGTTCACTACGAGGTCAACAATTTGAGTTTGCTAAAATAAAAGGGATAAGACCAACAGCTACAGATACTGTTCCTACCACTGCAACATCTGCACCACCCTCAATAGTTATACATGGTGGAGAGGGTGGCTATATTTATAGACAAGAAATAGGCAATGACTTTGATGGAACAGCCGTAGAGGGTAAATACAGAAGTCCTGATTTAAGTTTTGGAGACCCCGGAATACGTAAACATATGCATCGTGTTTTAGTTAGTTATAAACCAGAAGCTGCGATTAATGCAAACTTATTTTTAAGGTACGATTATGAAGACCCCGACTCTCCCAGACCTGCAGCATACTCTTTAGCAGCTAGTGATATTGTTGCTGTATATGGAACAGGTGCATATGGAACAGCCACATACGGTGGTCAGTCAGAGCCTTTATTAAGACAGTCTGTAGAGGGGTCAGGTTTTACGGTGGCAATAAGAATAGATGATGAAGGTGTTTCTGCACCTTATGCCTTGAGGGGTTTTGGTATGGAATATCAAACAGGAGCTAGAAGATAAATGGGAGCAACGTACACAAGACAGTCTACATATAGTGATGGTGACATAATTACTGCAGCTCATACTAACGATGAGTTTAATCAGTTACTGGCAGCTTTCGCATCAGGGACAGGACACACCCACGATGGGACAACTGCAGAAGGTGGTCCTATTACAAAGCTATTAGGTAACACACTTACCTTTGGTGCAGGAACAGCAGGGACAGATATTACCATAACCTTTGATGGTGAGTCAAATGATGGTGTACTCAAGTGGATGGAAGACGAAGATTACTTTGAGTTTTCTGATGACATACTCATAGCATCCACAGAAAAGATACAGTTCCGTGATACAGCCATATCAATAAACTCAAGCACTGACGGACAGCTAGACCTTGTAGCTGATACAGAGATACAACTTGCAGCAACCACTATTGATATCAATGGTAATGTAGACATATCAGGAACACTAACAATAGGTTCTGCAGGTATATCTGAAGCAGAATTAGAGATACTAGATGGTGCTACAGTAACTACAGCAGAACTTAATATCATGGATGGTAATACTTCTGCTACATCCACTACAGTTGCTGATGCAGACAGAGTTGTACTTAACGACAATGGCACTATGGTGCAAGTTGCTGTAACAGATTTGGCTGCATACTTTGATGATGAAATAACAGCAATGCCTAACCTTGTATCCACAGGTGCATTAGACAGTGGCTCTATAACAAGTGGCTTTGGTGCAATAGACACAGGCTCGTCTACAATAACAACTACAGGTCTTATCACAGGTGGCTCACTCGATATAGACGATGTTGTTATAAACGGAACAACTATTGGTCACACTGACGATACAGACCTAATAACATTAGCAGACGGTGTTGTAACGGTAGCAGGAGAAATATCTGTAACTACTTTAGATATAGGTGGTACAAATGTTACATCTACTGCAGCAGAGCTAAACATTCTTGATGGTGTAACTTCTACAGCATCAGAACTTAACATTGTGGATGGTAATACATCTGCCACATCAACAACACTAGCAGACGCTGACAGAGTTGTAGTAAATGACAACGGAACAATGGTTCAGGTTGCTCTTACTGACTTTGAAACATATTTTGAGTCAGCTTTAGACACACTCTCTAATGTTACAACTGTCGGTGCATTGAACAGTGGTTCTATAACTAGTGGTTTTGGTGCAATAGATAACGGTTCATCAGCAATAACAACTACAGGTACAGTTACCTACGGCAGTTTATCTGACGGTTCAATAACCATTACAGCGTTTGTAGATGAAGATGATATGTCATCTAACAGTGCTACTCTTGTGCCTACACAGCAGTCTGTAAAGGCTTATGTTGATACACAATTAACAGCAGAAGACTTAGACATAACCACTGACAGTGGCACTATTGACATTGACTTAGATAGTGAAACATTAACTATTGCAGGTGGTACAGGTCTATCTTCAAGTGCATCATCAACAACAGTTACAATGGCAGTGGACGCTGCCCAAACAGGAATTACCTCTGTAGTAAACTCTAGTTTAGAAATAGGTAGAGATGCAGACAATAGGATTAAGTTTGGCACAGACAATCAGATTATCTTTGAAGTAGATGGTGGTGACAATGTTATATTCAAGACAAGTGGTGAAATAGAAGCTTCTAGTCTTGACATCAGTGGTGATGCAGATATTGATGGAACACTAGAAGCTGATGCCATCACAGTAAACGGTACAGCACTTAACACTGTGATTGCAGGAGTAACAGTAGCAAACGCAACTACAGCAGCCGTAGCAACAACTGTAACCATCAGTGACAATGAAAGCACAGATGAAGACAACGCTATCATATTCACATCAGGTGGTGATGTAGACGGTGGTAACATTGGACTAGAATCAGATGGTGACTTAACATACAACCCAAGCACAGGAAGGTTGACAGCAACACAATTATCTGGTACACTGCAAACTGCAGCACAAGGTAATGTTACATCCCTTGGAACACTAACCACCCTTACAGTAGATAACGTAATTATAAATGGTTCAACTATTGGACACACTGGTGATACAGACTTAATGACTGTTGCTAGTGGAGTTCTCACCG